AAAGGGCCAGCTTTTACAAAAGGAGACATATCAGGAGCATTAATAAGTGGTGCATTTCCATTGTTATTTGGACAAGGACCATTAGGTGCTGCTGCTGGTTTCGGTGGTGGATTAATTGGATCGAAAATAGGAGGACAGACAGGAGGTTTTGCTGGAGGTCTAGTTGCTACTGCATTATTAACTCAGGCTCAACAATTATTTGATTCAACAGCAAAATTAGGTCAAGCATTTAATATTTTAACCCCTAATGTTGAAGGATTAACTACAGCTTTAGGAGCAAACGGAACAGAGCGAGAAAAGCAAATACAGCTAATTAAAAAGACAGAGGGAACACAAGCTGCATTAGCAGCCGTAACTGAGCAGATGAACCAGCAGATAGGAGAAAAAGGAGTTAAAAATCTAAAAGAATTTGGAGAAAATACTAGATTGATAGGTAACGCTTTCCAGCTTCTAGGAACCAAAATGTTAGCAGCGTTAGCACCTGTATTAAATTTACTTGCCAACCCCATAAAAGTAGAGGCAGCAAGAGCCGAAACAAACAGACTTGCAAATGTAGGAGGAGCAGCAGATGATCCAGAATTACAGGCTTTACAGGCAAAATTAGACAATCTTGGTCCTGGTAGATCATCACAAAAACAGGCTGAAAAAATAAGAGCACAAATAGACGCTAGAAAAGAAGAACTTGCTTTAATAGGTAAAGGTTTAGAAAGACAGACAACTATAAATCTGATTGAAGATTCCAGGTTAAAGAAGGTAAGACAACAAAATGCTTTATTACAGGCAAAGATTGATGGTAATTATGAAGAAGTTTTATTAGCACAGGAACTTGATGCAAAGATAAAAGAAATGATTGAAGATGGAGCAACTTTAGAGGAACTAGATGTAAATAAAATTGAAAATTTACTAAAGCAGAATAATTTATTAGAGAAACAGGCACAACAAGCCGAGATGGTAAGGCAACAATTCAAATCATTAGGTCAATCTCTTGCTACAGATGTTGCCGATGGTTTACAGGGTCTTATCCGTGGTACATCTACTTTGGGAGATATGCTCAACAATGTGCTTAATAAATTAATTGATGCTGCATTTAACATGGCATTATTTGGCAATCCAGGAGGAACATTAGGAGGAGGGGGATTATTTGGTTCGCTGTTTAGTGGGATTGGTTCAATATTTGGTGGTAGCGGTCCGACTATGGGAGGAGGGGGATATTTTGATCCAGTAACAGGAAAGGGAATAGCAGGACCTAACTTTGGTTTAGCTAATGGAGGAACAGCTAAAGCAGGAAGCACATACATGGTAGGAGAACGTGGGCCAGAATTATTCAGCCCTGGAGTTACAGGTACAGTCACACCAAACCATGCTCTTGGTGGTTCTACAAATATTGTAGTAAATGTAGATGCTTCTGGATCTTCTGTTGAGGGAGATGAAGAGCAAGGAAGAGAACTTGGTCGTCTTATCTCGGCTGCGGTACAATCTGAAATAATACAACAGAAAAGACCTGGAGGAATACTTGCATAATGGCTACTTTCCCTTCAATAAAACCTACCTACGGAGTGCGTAAAAAATCTAAACCACTAACTAGAACTATTCGTTTTGCTGATGGTTATGAGCATAGACTTTTATTTGGTTTGGCACAACATCAAAATCCAAAAGAGTTCAGTCTTACTTATGAAGTATCAGAAACAGATGCAGACTTAATAGAAGGATTTTTAGATGCCCGTGCCAATGATAGTGATAGTTTTGACTTTGCTGAAGGTTTTTTACCTGAAGAAACTGCTTCAAACTTTAAATTTGTTTGTGAAAACTGGAGTAAGTCAATACCTTATAACAACAGAGCTACAATTCAAGCCACTTTTAGACAAGTATTTGAACCAGCATCATAATGACAGTTAATTCTAAAGTATTTAGCAGTTTACAGGACATTAATCCATCAGCGATTATTGAATTATTTACCCTTCAATTATCAACTTCATTGCATGGTGCAAATACAATTTATAGATTTCATGCTGGCAGTAATTTAAACGCCAATAACAAAATAGTTTGGGCTGGTAATGAGTATCTTAGATTTCCTGTACAAGCATCAGGTTTTGCCTTTCAAAAAGGGCAGTTACCTAGACCAAAACTAATAATTAGTAATGCTACAGGATTGATTTCATCTATTCTTTTAACAGTTAACGAAACAACAACTGGTAACGATTTAACAGGAGCTACAGTTACTAGAATAAGAACATTAGCTAAATTTATTGATGCTGTTAACTTTGCTGATGGAACAAATGCAACAGCAGATAATACAGCAGAGTTTCCCCAAGAAATTTATGCAATAGATCGTAAAGGAACAGAAAATAGAGAAATTGTTGAATTTGAACTTGCTGCCCCTACAGATCTTGCTGGAGTTCGTATTCCAGGTCGTCAAGCCACTCGTTCAATATTCCCTGCCATTGGCACGTTTGTAGGATAAACATGACTTGGAAATATAAAGCATTACTTCATGCTCAACGAGAGGACCCAAGAGAATCTTGTGGTTTGCTGCTAAATATAAAAGGTAAAGAAAGGTATTTTCCTTGCAGAAATTTGTCTATGACAGATCATCAATGTTTTATTATCGACCCAGAGGATTATGTAAAAGCTGATAACACTGGAGATATAGTTGGAGTAGTTCATAGTCACCCAATAACTCCACCTACTCCTAGTCAGGCAGATAAAATTAGTTGTGAAAAAAGTAACTTACCCTGGCATATAGTAAATCCAAAAACAGAACAGTGGGCATATTTAGAACCTTGTGGATACAAACCACCAATTTTAGGTCGTCAATGGGTATGGGGTATAACAGACTGTTGGAGTTTAGTAAGAGATTGGTATAAAGAAGAAAAAAATATTGAATTGAGAGATTGGGAAAGACCAATTACACCAGAAGAATTTTTAAAAGATCCTATGTTTGAAAGATGTGCGTGGCGAACAGGTTTTAGAGAATTAAGACCAGAAGAGCCTTTAGAAGATGGAGATTTATTATTTATGAGTATTTTGAATCCAGGATTAAATCATGTAGCATTATTTTTTAAAGGAGATGTAATTCATCATTTAACCGATAGACTATCTTGTAGAGAACCATATTCTGAGTGGTTGCTAAAATGTACAGGAAAGAGGTTACGTTATGCTGCGTAAAGTAAAACTGTATGGAGAGTTAGCCAAATTTGTCGGACATAAAGAGTTCGAGGTAAAGGCTGAGACAGTAGGTAAGGCAGTAAGTTTTTTAATACATAATTTTCCAGGTATAGAATCTTTTATGAGCCCAAATTATTATCAAGTAAAAGTTGGTGATTATGATGTAAATGAAGAAGAAATACACCACCCCGTAGGAAAACAGGACATACATTTTATTCCTGTAATTAGTGGTGCTGGAAGAGGTTTAGGCAAAGTATTACTAGGAGCAGTTTTGATAGGTATTGCTATAGCTGCACCAGGATCAGGTTTTTTAGCTAATGGTGCTTTTGGTTTTGGATCAACAGCAGTAGGTGGAGGATTTAGTTTAACTGCAACTCTTGGAAACATTGGTATCGGTCTTTTGCTAACGGGAGTTAGTGAGATGCTTTTTCCGTTACCACAACCACAAAAATTTAGTTCAGAAGAAGATCCGCAATTATCATTTAATTTTGCTGGAGTGCAGAATACATCTAGGGCTGGTACTCCCGTTCCAATAGTTTATGGTGAAATAATTACAGGAAGTGTTGTAATAAGTGCAGCAGTTGACACTAACCAGGTAGAGGCATGACAGACGAAATTAAACTTATTAAAGGTGCTGGTGGAGGTCCACCACCTCCTCCCCCACCCCCATATCGTGCTCCTGATACTTTACACAGTAGAAGTTTTGCTACTGTTCAAGATTTAATATCCGAGGGAGAAATAGAAGGTTTTGCTAGTGCATCAAAAGCAGAACTTACAAAAGGTACAACTGCTTATGACAACGCAAGTTTAAAAGATATTTTTCTTAATGACACTCCAATACTTGATGTAAATGCTTCTAATAGCAGTCCTGCGGATACTGATTTTAATTTTAAAGATGTAATTTTTAAATCTAGATTTGGTACGTCAAGCCAAACAGCATTGAGTGGTATCCCTGCTGAAAGTAGATCACCTACTGGTGTTGGAGTTATTGTAACTACTTCTGCTCCAGTAACTAGACAGATCACAAATACAGATGTAGATGCTGTTATTGTCACTTTAACTTGGCCTCAAATTCAAGTTGCAGAAGATGATGGAGACTTAAGAGGAGATACAGTTGAATATAAGATTCAAATTCAACATGATAGTGGTGGTTTTGTAGATAAAGTAGTTTCTTCTGTTAGTGGTAGAACGGCTGACGCTTATGCTAGGGATCATAGAATAGAACTAACCAGTGGATTTACCACAGTAGATGTAAGAGTTACTCGTGTAACAGCAGACAGCACCGAATCTAACAGAGTTAATGCTTTTCAATTTACAAGCCTCCAAGAAGTTATAGATAATAACTCGACTTATGCCAATAGTGCTTACACTGCTCTACGTTTTGATAGCAAACAGTTTAATCGTATTCCTACCAGAAAATACAGGATTAGAGGAATAAAGGTAAGAATACCAGGAGCAGGAGCATCGGGAACTGGTACTCCAACCGTTGATATACAAACTGGAAGAATTGTTTACCCAAGTGGCTACGTTTTTAACGGAGTAATGGGGGCAGCCACCTATACAAATTGTCCAGCCATGTGTTTGCTTGATCTACTCACAAATACTAGATATGGACTAGGTAATCACATAGTAGACAGCAACATAGATTTATTTAGTTTTGTTGCCGCTAGTAAGTATGCAAATGAAGAAGTAGACGATGGAACAGGATCAGGTGCAAAAGAAGCCAGGTTTAGTTGTAATGTAAATATTCAAAGTCCTAAAGAAGCATTTGAGGCAATAAATGATTTAGCAGGTGCTATGAGATGTATGCCGATTTGGTCTGCTGGAGGAATAACCTTATCGCAGGATAAAGAAACAACAGCAAGCTATTTATTTAATTTAGCCAACGTAGGAGAATCTGGTTTTAGCTACTCAGGAAGTAGTTTAAAAACTAGGCACAGTGTTGTTTCTGTCAGCTATTTTAATATGGATTCAAAAGAAGTGGATTTTGAGGTCGTAGAAGATAGCACCGCTATAAGTAAGCTAGGCACAATCGTTAAGCAAGTGAAAGCATTTGCGTGTACTTCTCGTAATCAAGCTGCTAGATTGGGCCGTGCAATTCTTTTCGCTGAACAAAATGAAAGTGAAACTTGTACTTTTACAACTTCAATAGATGCAGGAATTGTTGTAAGACCTGGTTCTGTTATTGAGATAAACGATCCAGTAAGAGCAGGAGCTAGAAGAGGTGGTCGTGTAGTGTCGGCAACAACCACAACAATTACTGTTGATGCAAAAGATCAAACAAATTTTCCTGCTTCTACAATTAGTGTTATTTTATCTGACGGAACTGTAGAAGTAGGTTCAATATCTAATGTTGTTGGTGCTGTTGTTACTATTAGTAGTGTTACAAAACCTGATGGAACAACTGCTTCTGCTTTCAGTTCTGCACCAAACGTAAATGCTCCTTATTTACTATCTAGTACAGAATTACAGACTCAATTATTTAGAGTAATTCAAGTCCAGGAACAAGATGATGTTAATTATGTAATTACAGCTTTGTCTTACGTTGAAGGTAAATATGCTTTTATTGAAAATGGAACAGCGTTACCTACAAGAACAGTATCTTTGTTAAATGCTCCTGCACTACCACCGAGCAACTTAACAATCACAGAAAAAACAGTTGTTATAAATAGCATAGCTAGAAGTAAGTTAATTGTAGATTGGCAGCCTGTAACAGGTGTCACTCAATATCTTGTAAATTACAAATTAGAAAATGGTAATTACGTTTCACAAGTTGTTTTTAGTAGTGATTTTGAAATTTTAGATACTGTAAAAGGAAAATATACAGTTCAAGTATTTTCTTATAATTCTTTAGGACAATTATCTTCTAATTTTAGTGAAGCATCAATAACTGCTTTAGGTAAAACTGGAATACCAGAAGATGTTTCTGGGTTAACTATAGAACCAATTAATGAGCAGTTTGTAAGATTACGATTTACACAAGCTGTTTCTGTTGACGTTTTACATGGTGGTCGAGTTTATGTCAGACATACCAACCAAACTGGAGGTGCTGCTTCTTTTCAGGCTGCTCAAGATGTAATTGAAGCTGTAGCTGGTAATGCAACAGAAGTCATAGCCCCTGCTCTCGCAGGAACTTACCTCCTTAAATTTCAAGACGATGGTGGTAGATTTAGTGCTAATGCAGCAAGTGTAGCTCTTTCTTTAGTTGATATTTTAGACTCTATAACTGTTAAAACTGACAGAGAAGATACAGATGGAACACCTTTCAATGGAACAAAGTCTAATGTTGTCTATGATTCTACTCTTGGTGGATTGAAACTAACAGATCCAAGTGCTAATGCTAGTGGAACCTATGATTTTGTAGATACGCTTGACTTGGGAGGTACATTCTCACTTGTCTTAAAACGTCATTTTCAAGGAGTTGGTTTTTATGTAGGAGATGAATTTGATAATAGAACAGCAAATATAGATACTTGGACAGATTTTGATGGCTCAGTTGCTAATGATGTAAATGCAAAAATATCTGTTCGCACCACAACTGATAACCCTAGCAGTTCACCTACATACGGATCTTTCAATGACTTTGCAAACGGCACATTTAAAGGCAGAGGATTTCAATTTAGAATTAGTTTAACTACAGCAGACGCAGCACAAAATATGAATTTACAACAAGCAGGATATTCAGCCACTATGCCTTCAAGAACAGAACAATCGGCTGTCATAGCATCAGGAGCAGGAGCAAAAGCAGTTACATTTACAGCACCATTTTTCGT